ATAGTTTCCTCTGTGAGTTGTTGTTGATAATCTTCTGAAGGATACTCATCATCCTCCATCTCAAAATCAAACTCAATTTCAGTAACTTGGAATTGCATCAGTGATAGAGAGTAACAATGGCAGCGGCAAACTTATCATCGTCCAGAGTTGCCAACTGGTCGTCAGTGAGTGACTCTAACAGGGCAACGATTTCAGCGAATGACATAGCAGGTTCTTTGAGTTCGGGATAGAGAGTTTCAGTAATCATAATCACCTTTCAGGTAATCATCAAGGTCAAAGTCTTTGCTATCTTGCATCTCCGGAATGTCGAAAATCTCACCGGGAGCATCTTGAATCTCAGACCAGAGTTCGTCGTACATAGTGGGTTTCCTCTCAACAAATGTAGTATGGCACGGGATGGGGGGCATTTCCACCCCCCGTGTGCCAGTTCAGTGACCGTCCTGATAGGAACCGAGGATCTGCCCATTCCGGCGGACCTCAGCGTATCCGAAGTCTTCGGACAGTGAGAGGCACAGGTCCCATGCCCGACCCTCATCGGACACGCTCTCCGACTCATGGGGGGCAGAGGGAACGAAAACTTCGAAGCGCATTTGGTTGGGTTGTTTGGTATGAATCAATTATAAGGGGTCGGAGGGGTCCTGTGCGGGTGCCTTGTGCCAGTCCCTCAAGCGGCACAGTTAAACCTACCGGTGTTAAAGTTGGCGTGAGAAAATACTTCACGATTAACCAGTTTGAACATACCAAACTCATTAGTCATTACGTAACCCTCAGCATCAATACGGTTGCCGTTGATATAAGCGGCAGGACCATCATTGCGGCAGAGATGCAGGCAATCGTCTTTGATAGATTTAACCAGTGCCCACAAACTGATGAGTTTGGGGTCACAATCAAAGTCGACTTTGATTTCTTCACCAGAACGAATGCCAGCGTTAATTTGCTTTTTCAGTTCTTTTGCTTCCTTATCAGAAAGGAATGTGACCATGGTAGACATTTGGCGGGCAAACTTTACCACTTCCTCTACATCATCAAAGGTCACGGTTCCGCTGCTACGATTCCAGGGATCGTGCAGAATGTATGCTTCAGGTTGCACGAACTTGACGTGTTGAGTGTCAGTCCAGATGCTACGGTCAGGCATAGCAACTGCGTCACGAAGGTCGCTCTCAGCATAATAGCAAGTGTGAGGAGCGATGATAATGTTCTGGGTTACAATGTCCCCGAACTTATAGGTGATGGTGTTCGGAGTGTATTCATTCAATCCACCAAAACCGATGAAATCTCCCTGATAGATTGTCTCCACACGGGGCAGATGATCGAAGCAGCAGTGCAGAATTTGAGCGACATTGCCCTGATGATTTGCATCAATGTCCTCGTGAGATTCATTGATTTTGATTTTAACTTTGTTGAAGACACTTTTGGTGCCCACGAAGAAGTTTCCAGTCGCAGGATTCGTGCCCCAGACAATAGCGGGCGCACCGTCAATCTTAACGCTGAGAGTACTATCGGCAAGGAACCAATCCAGCACGGACAGGTCACCCGTCAGGATGGTGTCTTCGGGGTGTTCGAGGTGGGTGTTTTTCATACTGTTAGTATGGCACGGATTCAGGCGGAACGCAAGCGGGGGTGTGCCAGTCTCTCAACTGGCACAGGGTCAGTTGAGTCGCATACCACTAAAGAAAGGAATTGCACCTCCGTTAGGTACACTCACAAACCAATTAAAGTCACGCTGAAAGACACGCTCACCGTCAATTCCGTGCTCACACAGAATAGCATTCAAACGGGATTTGGTAGTCTTGCTCTGATGATTGCCATCGAACAATTGAATCCAGCACGAACCAATCTTGGCAATCAAGTTACCGTGCAAAAAGACTTCGGCAACTTGTGCTGCACCATCCCAGCACACTTGAGTGTTACCACTGCACCAATTCTTGGCGTTAGTGATAGCATCGTTCATTTGGCGTTCAATGACTCGCATCTGTGAAACCTCATCAACAAACGTAGTATGGCACGGCTGCGGTGCCAGCGCAACCGGTAGGGTGCCAGTTCACAAAGTGGTACAGGACCCCTTCCGCTGCCCCTGTGGGGCTTTATAATATGGGGACAAGGGAAAGAGGGGCGGGGTAGCCCTGATGACGCAAACGGTCGCCACCGGGGCAGCTTTGAAATAGTTATATTATATAAAAAAAGGAAAGGGCACCACCCCTTTCCTATAACCTCTACCACCCATATTTCTTTATGATTATCACCACAGGAGTAACTTTTAACGAATCGAGAGGCAAACTCATTCCTCTCTGTATTATATCATACTTTAGAAGTTACTGTCAAACACATAACCATCCACGAAATCAAAGTCGTATTTCATACTTTGCTCCCAAGTTGCTTCCCAGTCAACGACAAGAAAGGAAGGAACATCGCCGTAGACATCGTTATAGAATTCTTCGGCAAAATCTGCACCGGAACTATACACTCCACGATAGGCGTCACGTACATTCTCAACACAAGAAAGACCGTGATAACCTACAAATGCATCCACAACATCATAACCAATGTCCTCACCTTGAGTGACATATTCTTCATAGAATGCAACGAAATCATCTTCGTTGTTAGCATCAATGAACTCCAGAATGTCTTCCAGAGCATACGAATCTTCCAGCAATTCATCGATCTTCTCTACAGTTTCAGTAGCGAAGATTTCTTTGTAGTTAGCGGAGAGAGTCACGGTCATTTGGTGTTTTTGTTTGGTATGAATGTAATGTAGCAGGAATCAGGCAGGAAGTCTAGGGGGTTTGTGCCAGTTCTCCAACTGTCACACCATAGAGTAATCATTCAACCATTCGCCAGCATTGTCATATTGGCGAACCTTCAGCATATCCAAACGCCTCACAGGTACGCTATAAACTGCACCTGAAGTCATCTTGGTGATAGCAACTCCAGTCAGAGGAGAAAGAATCAACACTTCTAGAGATTTGCTGCCCGAGCAGTCAATATTAACGAACAGGGGCAGATTGTCAAGAATCCAGCTGAACATTGAAGTTTTCTCAGGAACGAATGTAATTTATCAGGGATTGGGGAGTCTTGCAACCACCCTTGTGCCAGTTTCAGAATTGGCACATTACACAAACTCGGCAATGTAATAATCTAAAGGAAGTTCCAATTCTGCCGCCTTACGTTCCCATTCTGCCCATTCTTCAGGTTCGGCATCATTAATGAAATCTTGGAAAGTGTAATCAAAAGCAGGTCCACACATAATCAATTAACCTCAGCGAGTAGTAGTTTGTGAATGCGATCTGCCTCTTCTAGAACATCAGGATCCAAACGATCCCATTCCACCCAATCATAGGCAGATCCTGCGGTTTGGTATGAACCATCACGCAGCAGCGGAGCATACATCAAAACCCGCTGATTGTTTGCATCCAGAGTATACGTGCAACCGTTGAGTTCAGAGATGGCAAAAATCACGAATTCCTCAGCAACAAAGGTAGAATATCACCAATCAGCGGCGTTTGGTCTTTTTCTGTGACACTTGTACAACTGGCACATCGGTATTCAATTGTGCCTGCAATTTGCCCACAATGGTGTCAACGAACTGCAGCACGGTTTGCATCATCTTGCGGGTCTTTTCGGCACCTTCGTTGTCATTGAACGAACGCACAGCAAACTGTACAATTCCCACAACAATTGCGGCGATGGTAGCAACATTTAGAATCAGAGTTTGGTAGAATTTAGCGGCAAAGAGTTTCATAATATCAAGGGGGCAAGGAGAATGTAGAGAATTCCTCAACCACGAATGTAATTTAACACAAAAAAACCCCCGATCAAGGGGGTCTGTGCCAGTTCTTAAAGTGTCACATTACGCATAAGGTTCGAATTCTTTGATGCTACTGTAGACATCTTCGTCACCTTCGAGTTCTAGTAACTCTTTCCAATCCATATTCTCTAGATCTAGATCATCATAACACATGATGTCTAGTGTAACACGTACTAGGCGTTTTTGTGCAATCATGATGCGTAATGTGCTCTGTGTATGGTGTCTAGATTATATCATGCATAATGACGATATGCAAGTGATTCATAGTCATGTGCATCTCGTGCATAATCCTCGTCCGAATCTAGTGCATCTTGTGCATAATGTTCGTCGAGATCTGCATAATCATTTGTGTATGTATAGTCGAGATCGTAGTCGTCGTACATAAGCTCGTCGAGATTGTATGAACGTTGATAGTATAGCACAAATCTCGACGAGTTGCAAGTGTGATATCTGTGATATCTCGACGAGATTAATGATAATATATATGCATTCTCGTCGAGATTTGTGTATTATTGTGTATATCTCGTCTAGATTTCCTCACACATCTCGTCGAGATTCTATCACGAACTCATAAGAATTGTCAAGTCTCGTCGAGTTTTTGTGTGGGACTGGGAGCATTTTCGCGGCGGTGGGACTTGACAAACTGCGATCCTTATGCTATGCTCGCTTAGGTCACAAGAACTGGACACATTTAATAAGAACTGAACACATTTATAAGCATTTAAGAGTATTCCACAGATTATACTACTTTTCCACAATTTTTCCACAGAATGTTATAAAACACTAACATAGATTATTACAAATATTAACCAAATTATAATACACTATACTCATTAGTGATGTGTACAATAACATAAGCAGTGTCTACAATAAATAAAAGCATTGTGTATTATAATAAATGTCTCAGGGAATCATCTACCTCATCACCAACAAAATCAGCGGTCACAAATACATCGGACAGACAACTCAACCACTCAATAAACAGTGGCAGCAACACATACACGAATCAAACAGAATGTCTCCGAAACTCATACACAGAGCATTCCGTAAGTATGGTGTAGACAAATTCAACATTAAAGTGATTGATGAGTGTGATGCACGTCTATTAGATGAGAAACAACAATATTGGATAG